ATTAAAGATAAAGGAAAGGTGGTAAAAATTATGAGAAAATTAGAAAGTCTAAAAGCATTAAAAATAATGTGCCATATTGAAAGCTTGAACCGTTTTAAGGTTTATAAAAGCAATATTGATGGTTCAATTATATTTGCATCATGTTTTGGCGATTATGAGCATTCTATTTTTGTTTCTTATGATATAGATAAAAAATCTTATCATTTAAGCGTGAATTGTAAATCTGCTGTATACAAAAAATTTGATTACATTTTTACACAAGAGTTTAGCCAACAAGTTTTTGAGGCAATTCAATCAATTTATTTGAGAAAGGAATGTGAAAAAAATGATTAAGTACAAGGAATTAAACAATTTACTTATGGATTTTATTCCAGAAAGATTCTCAATTACATGGTGCAAGCCGGATTTTAATTCTAAAGGTGTTACATCCTTTAGATTTAGGTTATACTTAACAGAAAGAGGTTTTGACCTTGTATGTAATATTTGTTCTGTAATGCTTTTTATTGGTAGTGTTCCAGAAATTAGAATTTTATCTAAGGATTATGACAAAATCAAAAATGTTTTTGACAAAATGGTTATTGATTATGAAAGGGGCGCATTATAATGATTAAAGAAATTAGCAAAAACGTTTTAAATTGGGATTGTATTAATTTATACGATGGTTTATATTCAGAATTTTTCTCTGTTTTGAGATACAATAGAAACATACCAAAAAGAAGTATCAGCATTGACGAATTTTTAAAAAAAGAATATGGTGACGAGATTAAAAAGCTACCTTATATGAATTATGAAATAGCAAGGGAAATGGCAATTTTTATTTTAAGAAATTGTTTTGAATTTGTAAAGTCAGGGGGTTTAAAATGAAAGATTTATTTACATTTATAATCTTAGTAGGATACATGGTTATCCTACTAAGACAACTTAAAAAAGACTATAAAAATTTAAAATAAGGAGTAAATTTATATGGATATTAATTTATTAGAAAGATATATTCAATTAACTTTTCCAGATTTAAACTTTAAAATGGAAAATGTTGAAAGAATACAAATTGAAGATTCAGAACTATTTTTATGGTTATAAAAAGATATATTTTAAAATGAAAAATAGTTATATGAATTATGTAATACATTTCAATGAAAAAGACCTTAGTATTTTCTAAGGTCTTTATTATGTTTAACGTGAAACATTAACAGCCTATTTTTCTCATAATCTCAAATACAAGATTTTTCACGAAAATATTTTGATATATCATATCATTTCTACGAAAATAACGTCTTATAAGCTCGCTTGTAAATCCTTTTTTCATTCCTAAATTGAATCGTTCATTAACATCTTCCTTATCATAGGCAACACAGCATGGGCAATCATAGTTTATTTTATCACAAACATATAACTTTCCTTCTATAGTCTGCCAAAATCCTATTTCTTTTTTATCAATTCTAACACAACTAACAACCTTCATTCTACCCTTATATTCTTCTATAAACGTATTATCATCACTGAAAAACTCGTTATCAATACTATAACTTGCGTATTCTGTGCCTTTGATTAATTGCCCGAATCGTGTACTTTTCTTTTTTTCCATAAATGTCTGTGAGTTTTGTATATTCTCAATTAATATAAACCGTTTAGAATCATAATATATTGTTTCTGGGCAACGTAGGTTAAAGTATACAAAATATGGGTTGTTTTCTGAAGTTGCATTACCTAAAAAGAAAGCTCGTACATCATCTCGCATACGTGCAACTGTTTCAAAAAATTCAAGAAACATCTCAGGCTCGTTGGGTATATAATGCAAGTTTGACTTCATTATTAAAAATTCATCATATATAATTTTATTTACGTTTGGATATTCTGCCGACTTTTTTGTTAATGCTGTGCTTAATGCTACGGCATATCCCGCTACTTTTTTATTTATGTATAACGTTCTGCCTTTAACCTCAAACTCAACACTATCGAATTCTTTAGATACAGCATTAAAAAATTTATCTAAGTCCTTTATCTCAGACTTATAACGCCTTAGATAAATAAATTGCTTTCCAGTTTTTAAAAAATCATTGATAGCCCATTTTTTTAATCCGTAGGTTTTTCCAATACCACGACCACCCAACAAAAAATTCAAAAGTGCATTATATGATTGCATTTTTGATAGGTCATAAAACATACTATTATTTTTCATTTTATATCACATCCTTTTCTTTTAACCGATTGTGTATACAATATTCATAATACAATGTAAATCATTTACAATTAACCGATTGTGTATACAATATACTGTATTTATAATACAATGTAAATTATTTACAATAAACAAATTATATACATTCTATACTATATTTTATAATGATTGTTATATTCTAAATTTATAAAAGTTCCTTGAAATTTAAAGTAAAAATCAAGGAATTTTTATAACTTTGCAACACCAGAATTTTTATAACTTTTGTCACTCAGAATTTTTTATAACTTTATTCATCAATAATTCTACGAACTGTATATGAATCAAATTTATTCATTAAATCTGTAATAGTTCTCCATCTACTACCCTTAACTCGTGCTGAACCAATACCCATGACATAACCTTTTCTGTCCATATACATTTCAACGTGTCCACCACCACTGTCATGTTTCATAACGATTAAATCTGCTGGCATTAAATCATCTTCATATGAGCTTTTCCATGAACTGCATCTACCACTATGAATATTTTTGCCATTTTCTCTTTGGTCACCTGTCCATGTTCCTATGTTATATCCATTTTTCTTATAACAATACCACACCAAACCGCTACAATCTGCTGTTCCCTTGTTTGGTCGCATCCTTGCTCCACTTGCTTGAGTGTAACTTACTTTACCCTCTAAAGATTTCATGGTTGCTATGATTTTTCCACGTACACCACTTGCCGTTTGTCCGTGTTTTGGTTTCTTTGTTGTTTTTCCACCAGTTGTAAACTTATTCAAAACATCATTTTTAGTTGTGATATTTGCATTGTTTCCACTGTTGCTTGTTTGTTCATCTCCTGTCAATTCATTTTGGTTTGTGCTACTAACATTTGATGGAATCCAAAGATTATTCGCTTGTTTGATAAATCTGATATTAACATTGTTTCCCTCATTACTCATATTTAACCATAATTCATTAGAACTAATTAGTTTAATTGAGTTAATTCCTAAATTTGTTGTTGTTGTGCTTACTGCATTTCTGCTTGGGTTGTTTTTATTTGAAGAACTTCCATAATCAGGGTCAATGTCGCCAATATCATCTGCATCCCAGTCTTTCGTACTTACACCGTCTTGAATTTTCATGATTTCTTTTCCATCCCAACTAGCAAGGAAATTTTTAACTTTTCTATATCTAGTTGGATAGTTCCTTAATACAGCATTATTCATAGCTCCTGTATACCATCTTGTGTAAGGTGCATTTCCTACTGCATTAAACACTTGAAACATACGTTTCGGTGTTTGATGATAAATCGTGCTTGCAAATATACTTCCTTTTTTATTTGTGATATGATTTCTTTTCATAACTTTAATATATCTATTAGCAAAACTGTCGAGCATTTCTTGTTGAACTTTTTTTGCATTTGTTGTTGCTAAACATTTTCGTATCTGATTAGCTTGCGAGTTTGTAAAAACTTTATACCCCCATCTTTTACTACCAGAATCAAAAGTTTTCAAGAATTCATCAGAAAAATAACTTTTTAAATCTGGATATTTAGTAACAATGTTATGTAATAAATCCCATGATTCACCATTACTTGCTTGATAGATTCCTATTCCCATATGTGGGTTTAGTTCGATTAAATTCCATCGAAAATCTGTTTCAACATCTGCTATGATATATTGGAAAGCTCTTACCCATGCTTCATCAAAAATTGCCATTTTATCACCTCCTAGAAAACTACCCCAGAATTAACTAGGGTAGTTATACTTATTTTTATTTTTCAATAACTCTTAACATAACTTGGTAACTGTCTGGGTCAACAATTATTTCATTACTAGTTAAATTATGTACTGTTAATTCACATTTTGTTCCTGTAAATTCATATCGTACAATTACATTTACGCCTTTATTTTGCGGTAACCACGTTTGAACAACACCAATCACTTCATAATTACTTGCCGATAATGTAGCACTTAACGTAGGAAAACCAATAGCAGTAGTACCATTAGCTGGAATTCTTGTACTTGTTAATGGTCCAGTTCCTATAACATATTCATGTAATTTATTTAATTTAGTTAAATTAGCTTCATTAATTGTTGCTTTTTCTAAAGCACTATCAGCAACATTCTTTGTACTATCAGCAACATTCTTTGCACTATTAGCAACACTCTCTGCGTTATTAGCTGTGTTACGAATCTGCGTAATGTCATTATTAACATTATTCACAAAATTCTTATATTCAGTTTCACCAACTAATCTGTTCCATGAACTCCAGTTTCCATCATGCAATTTAGAACGGATATACATTTGAGAATCAGAATCAACATAAATCTGCCATGTACCTACATTATCATTGTAAACATATAAGAAGCCTGCTTTTTTCGTCGGTCTGTTCTGTTTTATATAATCGTCGTTTGGTGGTAATGAATAATGACCATTATCAAGATTGTTTAAATCATCACCTGTTCCCAACATTTTTGAAATGAACTGGTTGACTTTGGATAAAATACTAGCAATTTCAACATCTTGAGCAACAAAAGCGTTATCAATGTTTAAAAATGCTGTGTTAAAATCAACAAGGTATGTGGGGCGGTCTGTTCCTACCCATTGTGGTAAATGTAATTTTTTTGTTTCGTTTGTGTAAGACATAAATTATCTCCTTTCTTTATTCATATATGTCAAAATAAAATGGTGTAAACTTGATATCAATTTCTTCTCTCATATTAGTAATATTTTTTATTTCTAATAATTTACCGATTGAACCTTCGTAAGGTAAATCATAATTAAAAAAGTTAACTTTATGAAATAATTCTTTACAAATATCAAATAAATTAATTCCACTATTTTCACCATCATTAGTTATAACAATGTTTAAATTACTTATAGGTATTTCAAGTATTTCTTCTATTGTTTTATCTGAAAATGAAAACTTAAAATTAAATTTATCACCATTAATTTTTATAGATATAGTCGTTATACTGCCTTTAATAATTAATTCATCATTCCCATTTTTAATATAGTCTGAAATTTTTAAATAAAAGATTAAAGGTGCATCACTTTGAATGTTATCAACATAATTATGAAATAAATCATAATAACACTTAGTATCATAATCATAACAAGTATTAGCTGACTCATAAAATTTAATTGGTATACCAATTTCATCCATCTCATTACAATAAAATTTATCACTATTCACAAAATCACACATAGATTCTCTAGTTACTGTGATAATGTCATGCTGTAATCCAGATGTTTTTGGGTTTCCAGTAATCGCAAATTGTTTAGGAGTTCCTGTAGGAATTTTTGCAATCTCACCCAAAACCCACTGCTTCATTTCTCCTTGATACTGATTTAAAATATCTAGCAATTGGTAATATAATCTCTTTGCGTAAATTTCACAATGCTCGTGACATTTTCTAATTTCCTCTGTAATTCTTTCATTTGTTAAATCAATTCTATTACTTAGTTTGCTATCCTGTTCATCAACATATGCCTTTAAATCTGTAATCTGGCTGTAAATTTTTTCAATTTCATTTTGAATTGAATTAAAATTTCCATCCACATTTTTAGACATTTCCTGAATTAATTTTATTAATTTGCATAAAACTTCATAATATGATAGTGATTCATCATAAACTAATGGAAGAACTTTAAAACATGGCAACAATGGTAACATTTATTCACCCTCTTTCGTTATACATTGAACAATTATATCATTAATATCTCTACTAAACCAATCATAAGGAATGAAATGAATAGTTGTATCGTATTGACCATAATGAACTTTAAAATAACACCGGAGTTGATTCTTAAAATTGCATTGTTGTCGTATTGACCTTTCATTGTTAGATAATACATATAACGCTTAGAAATTGGTTCACTAATAATTTCTAAAGATAAAAAATTTCCATTTGTATTTTTTAATTCTGAGATGTTATGAAAAGCTTTTTCGTTGAATTTTTTATCAATTTGATTATTCTGATAGTTTAAATCATCTTGTGTTGGTTTGTCGTTGCTACCCCATATTGGTAAACCGAAGTTTTCAGTTTTGTAAGAAAAACTCATTTTATCACCACCTTTATACTGGATTTTGCATTTCGTTATAGTCACCACTACATTTTAACTGTAATTTTACATTAGATACAATATCTCTATTAGTTGGATTATAAATTTGTAATAAGTAACGGTCATGTGCTGGTTCATTTTTAGTTGCTTCTGTTTGTTCAAGTTTAAAAGAAAGAATGTTTAAAAAATTGATTGCTTAAACTCACACCTTTTAATGCAAAAACTTTAGGGTAACTGTCAATATCACTAACACTTTGTTTTACATTTATAACTAAAAATGTATTTGCTTTTGATATAAAAATACTTTGTTTGTTACATTCAACATCTAAAAAGTTACTTTATCTCTAACATAATCTAAAATTTTTTGCATTATATCATCAAAATTTTGTACTTCACTTTTAATTTCAAAATCATGAGTTAAAACCTTTTTTATTTTTACTCCTTCGCTTGCCATTTTTTCACCACCTTAATATATACACATAAACAAGTCGTCTAAATCTCGAATTATCAATAAATCAAGATTCGTTTCAATTTTTAACATTTCTTGAAACATTTTATAGTTTTCTTTTGTGCCGTCATGTCCGTGTAAATGCCTTGCACTTTCTCCTTTTGCGCCTGTAGTATCTTCTGTACTTGCATCACCTACATTAGAAGTAGTAGCATAATTTTCTGAGTAAATGTCGCCTAAACTTCCCATAGGAGTATCACTTGTTCTTCCCTTGCTTGTACTTGTTGTTGTACCTGTCTGTTCTGACTTGTTATTAATTTCTTCGTAAATATCTTTGTTTTCTGTTAATTTTTTGTCTTTTAATTCATCATACAGTTTACAGTATTTAGGCATAATCTCACACATTCTAGTGTTTAATCTGTCCTTAAATAAATTTGCTGTTTCAAAACCAATCTCTCTAAATTTGTAATGTTCTTTAATTCTTTTATTCAATTCTTCCCTGTGTGATTCTTCCCATATGGGATAGTCTTTTAAACCTAAATCATAATTCATTTCCAAAAGATAACGCAATTCTGTTGTGTATTTACTCAATATCATCACCGCCTTTATCATCTGGACTCATTAATTTTTTAGAGAATTTTTCAATATCTGGATTCCATTCAACACTAACATTTAAGTTAAATTTTTTATTGATAGAATCACAGGCTTTTTTCCTCATTTCTAATCCATCAGTTTTCATCATACTAATAATTTCATTGTTAGAATCAACTTCATTTGAAACAAGTCTTTCACCTTTTTCAAAATCAGTATTATTTACTCCAATGAAAGTTAAAAATTCATGAAACATTTTTTTCTTGTATTCATCAAGTCCTAAAAAACTATCATCTGTAGAAAACTCTAATGTTTTAAAATCATCAATATCAAGTGAACTGCTTCCAAAAACCATCGGTTCGTTACCATCATAGTCTTTCATTACATTTTTGTAAGATAATCGTTTGCTTTCATCACAGGCAATAAACTTCATTTTTTTCTGTCCAGAAATATTTACATCACAGATTCTTTGTGTATTTGCAATTCTTAAAGCATAAGAATGTGCAAGTAAAAATTCTGTCATTCTCATGTAGTTATTGTAAATGATAACAGAATTATCTCCGTAACACTCATGTCTATAATTAGCATAAGGTGAATAAGCGATTCGCCTTACTGGATTCCCATAAATATTTAATCTTCCAGAATCAGTGAATGGTAATGTTAAATAACCAATTTTTTCATCAAAGAAAAATAGTGCTTTTCCCTGTTGACATAAAGATTTTTCTAACATTTCTTCACTACAAGTGTTTGGTAAATCTTTCCAACGAAAACGATTCATTAGTATTCTGGTAAATACATTTAAATACATAAAATATGTTTCGTTGTTAGATATTCCAGAAACAAAGGTAGAATCATAAACGTTTGGATTAAGATGGAATAAATCACCACAACTTATTTTTTTCTTTTTCGCCATCTAATCACTTCCTTTTTGTTAAAGCTTTCCACGTATTATAACCTACAATTCCGTCAACCTTTAATTTTTTAGATTTCTGAAATTTCTTTACAGCTTTTTCTGTAGATGGTCCAAAATGTCCATCACATCCATAACCGCCTAAGGTATAACCATGTTCATGCTTTAAAAATTTCTGCATACACTGAACAATTTGTTTTGATTGAATAGAAACACGTAGTGTAGGCAGTTTGCTTAATGTTTCTTTTCCAACAATACCGTCAACTTTAGCACCGATTAATTTCTGTAAATCTTTCACATTTTGTTTATAATCATAATGCTTCTTTTTTGATTCTGTTTTTGATGGTTTCTTATTATTGTAATTATTAATATTAGAATAATTTACATCAAATTTTTTATTTGTACCATCAATACTTCCAGAACTTGAATACTGCCATATATCTACATTAACTGGTAATTTGCCCATTTCTTTATTATATCTTGCATACCATAAATAATAAGATTTTGTAAGTGCAAATTCTCTATAATATTTATCAAAATATTCTTTGTTGAAATAAAAACCTGTTTCATAACCATGTAATTTAATTGTCTTACAAAATATATCCGTCATTTTGCAAATTAAATTTGCTGTAGGTCTTACTCCATTTTTTAATGCATAATTATAACTATCATATTCCCAGTCAAAAAAGATAGGATAATCAATGTCATAATTTTTAATTGCATTTAAACAATAAATAGCTTCTTTTCTTGCCATTTCTTCCGTATATGCATAAGAAAACCAATAAATACCTACTTTCTTCTTTAGTTTTGAAAGTTGTTTCATATAATCTTTGAATTTTTTATCAATATTGTTTTTACCAAATCCAGCTCGAACGATTACAAAATCAACGTCACTAAATTTTGAAATGTCTAAATTTCCATTATGGTAAGAAATGTCAATACCTTTAGATTTAAAGTTCGTCAAAATCATCACCTACTTTCAATTTTGATAAGTTAAATAAAAATGCATATAAAGCACTAAATAATGCTGTGCTTAATATAGTTGAAAAATTTACTTCACTAATCATTGTTAAACCTGTCAAACTACCTAACATAGATTGAGCAAAAGTCTTAATACATCTTAATGCTACATCTTCACAAGCTTTATTAAATTTTTTGTTTTTAAAATTAATCATAATAATCTCCCTAAAGCTAAACCAATTAAACAAGTAATGGCGTATTTAATTAAATACTCGTACCATTCTGTAGGTTTTCTTTCTAAATTTACAACTTTTAAGCTCACATCATCAAGCTTTGATGATATAGAATTAAGCATCAAATTTAATCGCTCGTTACTTAAATTTAATTTTTCGATTTCTGAAAACTTGTCTTCTATATCATCTACCCGATGTTCGAGTGACTTAATATCCTTTTTTAACTCTGCAATTTGAACATCATAATCACTCATATTTTAATCCCCTATAAATTTATTTGTTGTATATTCCCCTATGTTTCCATCATGCCAAAGTGTTACACCCTTATCAAACATATCTTGTATAATTTCAACAAAACTTTTAGGTATATTTGCTTCGATAATACAGCCTTGAGTTTTAATATAGTTAAAACGTTCACACGTTCTTAATTTTGGAATTTCAAAACGATTAGAAACATAACCATACCTTTCAAAAAATGAATTCAAACGTTCAACCATTCGAGGATGAATCGTTTTCCATTTTAATGTAATACCACCAAACCCATTCGCAATGTTAAAGCCATCACCCCCCGTTTGTCCAGCAAGCGTAGGTGGTGTGATTTCTGCATCTTGAATCTTTGCCATCTGCTTCCTAATGGTGATTTCACTTTGTTTATCAGTTTCATATACCTTTTTAGCACCACCATATAATGATGATACAACACCACCGATGTTTCCTTTTAATGCATTAGATACTACACCCATCCCAGTTTCAATCGGGGTAAAAAATCTTGCTTCTTTTTTATTATAATTTGCGATTGCATTATTTAAGGCAAAACTGTTTGCATTTTGAGCTTGATATAAAATACTGTTATCAACGAGAACTGGTATCTGTGGAAAATTACCAAAAATAATTCCACTATTTATAAAATCTCCCTGTGTAACTAAATTACCATATTTAAAACCATTATCTGTATAATTTGCATAACCTTTTGGGTAAACACAAAATCTTGGTGCCGAACTGATATAAGAAATACACTGTAAATCAATTACGTTTTTATCGCTCAATAACTCTGGTTTAATAATGAACTGTTGCCCATTATACCCTGTCATTTCTATGTAAGAATAAGGATACTGATAAAGTTTAAAATGTTCTTGCTTTAAACCAAACTTTTCTATAACATTATCCACCTTTAAAATGTCTTTTTCTGGACTTATATAGTTATCTTTAATTTTATATACACTAACTTTTGTTCCTGTAGAAAAACTAATGTCTATTTTTCTTAAATTAGAATCATCTAAAAATTCACTTGGAATCATAGTTACAAACTGAATATTTTGGGCTATCCACGGAACATTACTTAAACCTTTCGCTAAATTTTCAAACTCAGCACCAGATTTTAATATGTAATAAGATAGCATAGATGGTATATTATCACACATTGTGCCATGAGAAGCGTTAATATTCGGTGAATTTTTACTACCAAAATCTCCATCTAGTTCCACAGATGAACACACTAGAATTAAATAAGGAAGTTTCCAATGATAAGATTCTGTATGCACATTCACATAATTCCCACCAAACTCTAAATTTTCGGGATAAAGATTATTACCTACTAAAGCACCACCATGCAAGTCGTAATTATTGGTTGCAAACTCTTGTTCATGCTGATTCATGATAAAGCATTTTTTAAATGTAATATCAAATTGAAATGTTGTCCATGCATCTACTTCTATTGATATTTCTGTTGTTTCATCATTAACATAATTAACATCAGTTACAAAACAAAAAATCTCTCTATCACCAAAATTTCTATTTTTATAATAACAATAATCGATATTATAACATTGCTCTACATTTTTATTAATAAGAATCGTCTGGTTTTTTCTAACATACCGATAATTATTTACAGTGAATAATAAATGTTCTTGCATAAATTGCCGTCTTACACCAGTATTTCTAAAGTCTATTTGATTTTCATAATTTTCAATTCCAGTACCAGACAAAAACCATATCTGACTGTCTGGCTGAATTGATTTATTTAAGTCTGGCACTGTAAATCACCTCTACTGTTTAATAGTAATAGTACACGTATCACTAACTGTTGGATTAGCAATAGATTTAGCTGTTACTGTCAATGTTTCCATTGTTTCTTCCTTATTAATGTAAAGAACTCCATCCTGTACTGTTGATAATGTGGAATTAACTTCCCATGCTACAGCTTCACTTGCATTTCCTGTCTTTACAACTTTTGCTGTAATGTCATAAGATAAACCTTTTTCTGCGTTTTCAATCTGTTTAGGACTTAAAGTAACAGATGTTACACTATCTTCTTCTACTTCATCAGTTGTAAATCGAACAAAGTTTGAAAACTGTGAACTAGAAATTGTTTCCCAGTGATGGAAGAAATAATTCCAGTATAATCCCTGTGCATTATATGCTTCTGTGAATTTCTGCATCTTATCATATACTACAAAGAAGTCACTATCTGTTAAAACTGCCACAGTTGATTTTGCTTTTTCAGAATTTCCAAAATTGTCAACCTCTACAATGCTGAAATCAACCTCTGCTTTATCAAGATGAAAAGCCGCCGCTAATGCTTTAACGTCCATTAATGCCTTTGTTCTTGGCGTTACAAAAAGAATCATTTCTTCTTTCTTTGTAAATGTTGTCACACCAGCTGGATTATACTTACTAGCATAAAATGGTAATGTTCCCGCCATTGAACGAACTTCAACTAACAAGTTCTCTGCTGTTTCTTTATTTGTGACAGAATCAACATGAACATTATAAGTGTCTGTAGAATCAATATGTTTTGATAACAGATTTTTCATAATCAAATACTCATCTTGATTATCACCATTATATAGAGAGTCTGTTAATGTTGCGATTAAATCCCTCATTCCATATTCATTTAAAAAAGCGTTAGTTAGCTGATTTTCAGAAATTGTGACTTTATAAAAATCTGCCCTATTAAATCTATGGAACCTTGTCTGAACATCTGAAATTTCTCGTTTAAACTGTAAATCTTCGTCCCTTTCTGGATTAAAGGTATGTGCTTTTGCAATGTTTACAAAAATTTCTTCAATATCTGTTCCATATGCAAGTGTACCTTTTTTAAAGTTTCTTAAAGGGTTGTTAAAAAGCTTCTTTCTTAAAACAACTAAAGCAATTCGATTCATTAAAGAATGTAAGAACTCATTTTTAGATGGTTCATATTCTGTAATGGACATTGCCACTTTTTTTAAGTTATCTTTTGTAGCTTCTGGGATTCTGTTCTGATAATCTGGTGAAGCTTTCGCTCTAATAGCGTTTAAAATATCTACGTTTGCGTTTGGCATTTTTTAAATCTCCTTTCAAAAATTAAAATGAATCAATAATATCTTCTAAACTACAATCATCTACTTCTGGCTCTTTTCCATTACCGTCTGTAGAAGTATTTAATAGTTTTTCTGCATTAAACTTTCTTAACTCATCAACTCTAATCTCATAACGAGCTAAGTCATTATTCTGCTTATCAATAGTTTCTTGCATTTCAATTAGTTTTTGTTTATCTGGATTTTCCCATTTTTCCAAAATTGCAATAATTTGCTCTTTTGCATCTTCTCCTTCGATATTTCTAACTGATTCTAATAATTCTTCATAATTCATATTATACACTTCCTTTTTAATAATCGGCTGTAATAATAATAATAAAGGTGTATTCCACAACACAAAACCATTTTTGTACCAGTGTCACCTGTGGAAGCGTACAAAAAGTCATTATTAAAGAAATTATTACAGCCTAACATAAAATGATAGACTAGCAATTTCTTTTAAAATTACTTTTTCCTCTATCTATTATCATTATAACACTATTGTTTATTTTTGTCAACAAAATTTTTATTTTATTTGAAACGGAACATTTGTTAAAAGCACTCCACCTTTTAAACGCTTCGGTTGTAATTTATTGTTACTCTTAAATCCAATTTTAAAATTGTCATAGGTAACTTCATTCTTTTTAATATTATCTGGCATACCACAAGCTTTTACGTCTAAAAAATCTCCATTATCCTCTATATAAGTTTTTGGTTTTATAAATTTAGCTCTAATAAAAGTGCTTTCATGTGCCCATGCACCCAGTTTTGTATCATGAATTTCTAACCCGTCTGGATACTCTAAACCAGTTAAATGTAAACTATCCGTGTCTGCATAAATGAACCTATCGTATACTTTTTGAGCTGAGCGGATTGTTTTGTTTCTTGCATAAGCTGTAATGAAAGAAGCCACTGGAATATAAACTGGTGTTCTTGGTTCTTCGTCCATTGTTTCATACTTAACTACACCGTTTTCATCTAAATATGGTTTTTTGCTCTTTCCAGTAACTGATGAACCGAACTTTCCATATAAACTGTTTTGCATTAATTTTGCAATCTGCCTTTTTCCACCTTTTGAAGTTGCTTTTTGTGCATAGAAAAAATCAATGTAATTTTTAAACATTCCTTTTCTACCTCTAAATTTATAGCCATCAAACCATTCTATATCCCATACGTCGTAATGGTCAAAAAATAGCTTTAAATCTATTGAAGTCAATGTCAATAATTCTTGTTGTTGTGATTCTTCAAGGTATTGAACTGGATTGTATCTTAAGTTGTTTTTTAGTTGAATCATAGGCAAGTGTTTTTCCTTTAGCTTAAATTGACAAGCAAAACGTTGAACAAAAAGTGGAAAATTAACATCCTGTAAATATTCACCTTGAAAATATATTGGCTTTCCATATGGTAAAAGAGTGTCATACATAGAAAACGGATATAATGAATTAACATCCAAAACAATACCCTTACCAATTTCACAAGGTTTTTTCAAATATGTCCATCCACCTTTATATGATTTTCTAATAAAAGCATCTTGATAGTCATCTAATTTTGGGAACCAGTAATCAAAATTTTTTGTGATACCTTTATAATAATGTAAAGCATCACTAGCGTTTGTCATATGAGTGTATCCTTGGTCAATCTGTTGTTTTAATGCCATAGCAACAATCTGCACATCATTTTTTATATAAGATTTCTCAGCATCAGACATAACATGACCTTTACCCCTATGTAAATTATAATCAATCTCACCTTTTAGTATGGGAAGATTAAATGACGTAGCAATTTTTTTAACCGGCATTGGAAGTTTTTTCAAAGAGTCTAAAATTTCAATATATTCTTTACCGTCAAATTTTATTCTAATAGAATAAAAAGTACCCGTAAAATCAATTAGAGTTGAAAAACATCTTTTATTTTTTAACTTCTTTTCCCATTTAAAACCATTTGTCAACAACCATGAAATAATAAACTCACCATCAAACTTCAAATTGTGGAAGAAAACAGTTGATTTTACATTATCTTCACACCATTTCATAAAATTGTCTATACAATTACCGTAAACAACATTTTCTACATTATTAATGTCACAAATAGCATATCCCCAAACTGATACATCATATGAGTGAGTATTTGTTTCAAAATCTGCTGTATACATTCCTCTTTGACTCATTTAAAAATATTCCTTAAACTAGCAAGCTGTTTATCTTCACCAACCTCTTCACTATAAACAAAAGAAATTGAAACATAAGCATCTGAATAATAATAATTTATAAAATCTTGGGTTTTCATATCATCAATTTTTTTAATTAAATCATCTGCCCTATCACCATATGTAGTCTTAAGTGCTTTTTTATAATTTTCTTTATACTGTTGAGCGTTTTCTTTTTGTGATTCTCCACTAATTTGTTTCCTCAATAAACGTATATCATTTTGAAAATCTTGTATTGAACGGTATTTATTAATGTTGAATTCTCTTTCTCTGAATTCATAAAACTTTTCATCGTCTATAACATCTTCAACGTGTAACTGTCTTTTTCTCTGTTGAACTTTTCCTGTTGTAGTGAAGTCTGGTACACCACCAGTTTTTGCAATTTGTTTCTTTATCTCATTGTATTCTTTTGTTTTTACTCTGTTTCTTTTTTCAATTAGTCTTTTTGCTGTGTCAATTTCATAATTAGATAATGAAACACCATATTTATTCGTTTTAAAAGAATAAGCATTTCTTTCTAATAATTTATTAATTCCTTTTATGTAACTGTTGTATTCTGTTCTGTCTTGGAATTCAGATGGTTGTCGTACCTTAAAAGGTACATCATATTCATATTGTTCGGCTATTCTTCTTATTTTTCTATCTGCTCTTTTATTTAACTTTTTTAAACTGTCAATTTCTCCTTTTTTCCAACGTATAGCCAATTTTTAACACCACCTTAAAAGTAATTAGGGTAGTAATAAATACTACCCTATGTATGAAAAAATATGTTTACATACATTTATTAGAACGACAACAAGATTTATTAAATGAGTGAGATGGAAAATAAATCTTGTAATTTTATAATAAATGTTTTTCCTTTCTTAAAAATATACTAATTAATAGTTACCTAAATTTTTTAACAAACTTCTAATGAAATAAACTTGTATTTTCTTGACTTCCTTTCTGTTGCTCTAATTGCAATCTCACCGTTCCATTCACTAGGTTCACCAAAAATTGTAATGATTTTACCGAATGAATCATAAGCACTGTTAGAAACTGTACTGTATGTTTTACCATCTTTATCAAAGATAACGAGTCTTTTTGTTTCTTGCACTTCTCCATTATCGTCAGAAATTTCACAATCATGAATTAAATAATCAACAACATGAATTGGTTCGTCTAAATGGTCTGATAAAGAAAAGTCTGTTACGTTCATCGCATTAAACATTTTCTTTTTATCTTCAATTGTAGATAATGTAAGTGATGTTACAATAGTTTCATTTGTTCCTGTGATTGTCATTTCGTTTGCCATTGTTTTTCTCTCCTTTTAATTAAATTATTCTTCTACTGAATCTGCATTAATACGTTCTTCAATAGGTACTTCTGTTGCGATTGTTAAGAAATCCTCTAAGCTACATTCGTAGCGTTTTTCATGAACGATAGTGTTAAGAATGATTGCCTTATGCCCACATTCTTTAGTTACCTCTGCGAGAATAGCTCGACCTAAACGACCTGTTTCCTCGACTCTTTTCACCTCGTGGATTTCCATGTTATCTACATAACCGATAACATATTCTTTAAATTTTACTGTTCTTGTAAATTTCATGTTTTTGTTCTCCTTTCTTTTTAATGAAATTTAATTGTAATTTATATTTACCCTTTATTTAAAAGGGATAAATAACTTTATTTAAAAGAGATAAATAACTTTCTATTGATGATTTTAAATCATCTGATTCTATTTTGCAACATTCAAAATAAATCTCTTTTGTTTCTTTCTCATATGAAAGACAAGCTGTTCTAATATTGGAACTATATAATTTAAAAATAATCATGTCTGTTCCATCGTATATTTTTTCAATTTTAGAAAAGCCAAACTTATGTAATTTATTAAAGTCTTTTAAAATTAAAGATAAATAATCAAATTCATCTAAAACTTTTTCCCAGAAATTTTTATGATAAGTTACTGTTACTCCCTTACAATCTTTCAAAATTGTTTTTGAAAAGCAGTCATTATTCTCAACTAATAAATCAGAAACTAAAACTTCATTAGTATATTTATTTTTGATTTTCATTTTTATATCACTTCCTTTCCTTTACTATGTTTATAGTATACCACTTTATGTTTGAAATGTCAAGTATAAGATTGTATTTTTATGTATTTTTAATTTATCAACATTTGTTGAAAACTCTGTGGATAACTTTTAATGTTTCACGTGAAACATTTATTCACACGGCTTTGTTTTTAAAACTTTTACATAACGCTGATTATTCTCTAGTTTTACATAAACAATTGATTTTGTTGGTTCGTCATAAAATGAACCACTGTCGATAATTGAAACTGTTGAATAGAAACCGTATTTTTTAATAAGCCATGAAACAGCTATTAAACTTCCTTTAGTATACACTCTAAACTTACCTCTATATTTTGACATATTTAACACCTACCTTACAATGTAAACTCTGGAAAAGAGTTCATATAATTTAAAATATCTGGTAAAAAATTAAGTATTCCTAAAATAATTACCAATTTAACGATTAAATAAAATAATAGCAATAATGTAACTAAATTACGTAAAAATTTCATAAATTGCACCCCTTTCTTACAAGAAAAATCTACACCAATCAACTAATGATATAAAAGCTCCTAAAAATACACCAGTTAAAACTGCAAATAATAAATCACTGTTATTTTATTCACTTGATCTGAACAGGCTTGATGATTATGAATATAGCGGACCTATTTATGCAGAGGATTTTGATATCAGATTGTCACAGTATACTTTTAAACGCGTCAACAGTAATCATATGCAGCCGTATACACCGAAAGTATCTGTATATTATAATGGAAAAGAATTAATATACGGAAAGGACTATACTTTCGATTTTAGAGATTATTATACAGAGGGAACTGCTTATGTAGATGTCACAGGTAAAGATTATTTTACGGGAACACAAACCGTTTCATATACGATCCTGCCGGCAGATGAAGAACCTCCATATCAGGAGCCGTCATGGTGGGGCAGCAGTTCATCGCAGAATAAAAACCAGACCGGCAGCACATCGAATAAGAATAAAACCGGAAATAGTTCAAGCAGTAATAAAAACAGCAGTACACAGGCTGTACAGAAACCCACAAAAGTAACCAGGGTAAAGGTTTCTAATTTATGGGGCAGGAAGATCAAGGTATCCTGGTCTAGACAGCAGAAGATATCCGGTTATCAGATCCAGTATGCACAGAATAAGAAATTTACCAAGAGTAAAAAGACGGTCAATGTATCAAGGGGATCGTCATTAAAAATAATAAGAGGTTTGAAGAAAAAGAAAACCTATTATGTCCGTGTGCGGGCATATGCAGCATCGGGTAACAGCAAACTTTACGGTGCATGGAGCAAATCTGTCAAAATAA